GAGATACCATTAAGATGGAGTTAATCGATATACTTAAAGGTACCTACTCAAATCCTCACGTTTCCATTTGGTATTATAAATTGGATGATGTGTCAGAAGTAAACAATCCAAGAATGTGGTTAAAAGCTAATCCTAATATTGGACGGACTGTTACTTATGAAACCTATCAATTAGATGTAGAAAGAGCAGAAAAGGTCCCAGCAGCGAGAAACGACATCCTTGCGAAACGATTTGGAATTCCGATGGAAGGCTATACCTATTTCTTTACTTATGAAGAGACACTACCGCATAAAAAAAGAGATTTCTGGTCTATGCCTTGTGCATTGGGTTTGGATCTGTCTCAAGGGGATGACTTTTGTGCGTTCACGTTTCTTTTTCCCTTGTCAAATGGGTGTTTTGGTATCAAAACTAGATGCTATATTTCATCTTTGACTCTTAAGAAACTTCCTGGAGCTATGCGGATGAAATATGATCAATTTCTAGACGAAACAAGTCTCCAAGTACTCGAATGTACTGTGTTGAATATGATGGAGGTCTATGATGATCTAGATAACTTTATAATAAGTTCGAAATACGATGTTCGATGTCTAGGATTTGATCCATACAATGCTAAAGAATTTGTAGAAAGATGGGAGAAAGAAAACGGTCCATATGGGATCGAGAAAGTTATACAAGGTGCCAAAACCGAATCTGTTCCACTAGGAGAGCTTAAGACCCTTTCAGAAGAAAGAATGCTTATATTCGATCAGGATCTTATGAGCTTTGCTATGGGAAACGCTATTACATTAGAAGATACTAATGGTAATAGAAAGCTGCTTAAAAAGCGCTATGATCAGAAGATCGACCCCGTCGCGGCGTTGATGGACTCATACATAGCATATAAAGCAAATCTTGAAGCCTTTGAATAATCCTAGGAGGATTACCGTGTCTGATTTAACTGCTACCGAACTGAAAATTTTGAATCGGTTGTCCGAAGCGAGAAACCGAACTGTCCATCTTGGTACGAAACTCCAAGAAGTTATTAGCATCCTGCCTGGTTCTGCAACTCCAGTAAATGCTGCAAATGCTGCTGGTAATTTGGACATTACCAGTGTAGTGCTCCATGGCGAGAAAGTAACCATTGGCGCCGATGTCTACGAATTTCTGGCAAACACTTCCCAGATTCCTACGGCTCCTACAAATGTTCCGGTTGATATCTATGCCGATACTGGAAAAGCTGCCCGAGTTTTGACCGTCGATACTCAGCCGACCAGCGGTGATAAAATGACTATCGGAACCAAGATCTATACTTTTGTCCCAGTTGGTACCGATACTGCTGATGGGGAAATTTCGATTGGAATTAATCTACTAAATGCCCAAGCTAACATCGTCGCAGCAATTAAGGGTCAAGATACTTACAACGTTGCGCATACACTAGTTACCATTAGCGAGTTCTCAAACGATGTGGCAACTGTTACGGCTCTTAATGGCGGTACTGGTGGGAACTCGATAGCGACGACCGAGACTTTCACTGCCAATACGAATATCTTTGCTGGCGCAACTTTGACTGGTGGTACGAACTGCTCTGCGGCTAATGCCAAGGCTGCTTTGATTTCTGCTTTCAACACCAACGACGATCAGGGAATCACCGCGACATCTGGCACCGGCACAACGATCGATTTCACGGCAGATGTTGCTGGGACAATTGGTAACGCGTTCGCTACCACCGAAACAATGTCGAACGCCAGCTTTGGAGCTGCCACCTTGGTTGGTGGAGTTAACGGAACTATTGGGGCCAAGGGTGCAATGAAGTTTGATGGTTCATATTTGTATTTGGCCGTTGATACGAACACGATTACCGGTAAGAACTGGCGCCGTGTCTCACTTGGGGCAGCATACTAATCAAGTCAGAAAATCTGAAAGAAGGAGGAAAAACTTGTGAACGATTTAACAAGTAGAGAACTAAAACTGTTCAACACTTTGTCGTATGCTCGCAATAGGGAAGTTCATCTTGGCGATAAAATTCAAGAAGTTATCGATAAAGTGGCAATTGTTGGAACCCCA